ACCAGGGCGGCACCAATCAGCAGCAGACCCGGCAGCAGCCCTTCCAGCAGTACATGACACAGGGCTCTCCGTACGGCGTTCAGCGTCCGCAGCAGCCAGCGCCGCCGAAGCAGTACGAGGTGCCTACGCCATCCGACGCTGGCGTGGACTTCCGCGACCCGCGCTATCGCCAGCCAGCCGCTGCATCTCCTGGCCCGTCCCAGCCCGGGCTTCCAGCAGGTGGCGGCGGCGGAGGTGTGCTATTGACGCCGGGACTGATTGACCCCAACGCTGGCTTGGTTCACTACGCAGGAGACGGCAGGCCAAGGTTTGCGCCGGGGCAGATTGACCCCAACGTCGCCAACAATCCCTACGCCAACCGCCCGCCACCGTTCCAGGCGACCACGCAGAACTTCGACGGCACCCAGTCCCAGATGCCCAACTTCCAGCAGCGGGACGCCTTCATCAGCCAGATCAACAACCAGTTAGGTCAGATGCAGGGCCAGAGCTGGCAGCAGCCTGGCATGGGGGCGCCGCAGTTCAACTTCCCGCAGATGTGGGGACAGGCTGGGCAAATGGCGCAGCAGGGCTTCAGGAATCCGTTTGCTGCGTCGGGCGGAGGATCTGAGAACCAGATCCGCAACCTGATGGCCGGCGACATCCGGCCGGAGGCCATTGGCCAGCAAGGCCTAATGAACGGCCTGCCTCCTGGGGCCATTCTGGACTCGCAGCCGCCGATGGCAGGCCAGCCAGGTAGCGCTCGCCGTGCCGGCATTCAGCCATCCGTGACCTACGCCCAGCCGGGCGGCGGGTGGGGGCACACGCCTACCGCACCGCAGCAGGGCGGCTCCACAGGTTACGGCGACAGACTGGCGAACCCTGACCGCATTTTTACTGGGGATTTCCGGGACCGTGACGGCGACAGGGTGGATGACCGTGACCAGACGGGGCCAGGCAGGCCTTCCGGCCGGCAGCGGACATCTGAGCCCGCTCCGGTTCTCCGCGGGGCTGAAGATTATCCGGGCCCCGTCTCGCCCGGCACTGCCCAGCCGATCCCGCCGCAATCGCAAGGAACTCCCCCGCGGTCAGGTGCTGCTCCGTGGGGCAACGCCGACAACTTCGATTCTTGGTGGGAAACCCGCAAGGACGAGCTGCTTGCGAAGTCGCGGGAGGTAAGGGCCGCGCATCCGAAGCGGCCCGACATTTGGGAGCGCGCTGACTGGGCGTTAAGGCAGCACCAAGACAACCGAAACGTAATGGCTGCCGGAGCCCGCATGCAAGAGAACCCGCGGGATAACGCCGCCAAGCAGGCATACAGCGATGTGGTCCGGCAGGATCAGATGAAGCGTTCGGCGGAGATGCGGGCCGCCAACGCCGCCAAGCCGCCTCAAGCCAAGAGCATGGACGACTTCCGCCGTGAAGACGGCTCGTATGACTACGAAGGTGCGCGGCGGGAGTGGCAGGCCAAGCAAAACGCCCAGAGGCGTGAGTACATGAAACAGCCCGTCGCCAAGCGCAACGCCATCTACGGCAGCGATGCGAATCGCCGTGCGTATGAAATCTGGATGCGGTAGCGGCTTGGCCGCCTTATGTGTATATTTGTCTACCTACCCCCCGAGGTGACACATGCAGCAGAAGTTCAACATCGGCATCGTTACGTTTTCGTACGGCGGCAACGGCGGCATCTCCTCTGAGGTGCCCGACATCCGTGAGTGGATGGTGCCGCTGGTAGCGGACATCTCCAAGGATCCCCGCGTTAACGCGGTGCGTGTCTGGAACCTGGCGGACACGCCAATCACCATGACCCGCAACCGGGCCGTGATGCAGGCCCGCCAGAACGATATTGATGTTCTGGTGATGGTCGATTCGGACATGAAGCCTGACCTATACGCAGGCCATGCGGACGCCAAGCCGTTCTTCCAGACCTCCTTCGACTTCCTGGTCAACCACTACCACAAGGGCCCGGTGGTGATCGGTGCCCCGTACTGCGGGCCGCCGCCCGTGGAGTGCGTCTACGTGTTCCGTTGGCAGAACATGGCCTCTGAGAACCCCAACCCCGACTTCCAGTTGGAGATGTACGACCGCCACACGGCCGTAAAGATGGCGGGCATCCAGGAATGTGCCGCCCTGCCGACTGGCCTGATCATGTACGACATGCGGGCCTTCGATCTCACGGAGCCGAAGAAGGAAGGCGACAAGCCCTGGTTCTACTATGAGTGGAAGGACCGCTTCGCTGCCGAGAAGGCGTCCACCGAAGATGTGACCATGACCCGTGACCTGTCCTTGGTCGGCTCCCAGACGCTGGGCTACAACCCGGTCTTCTGCAACTGGGATGCGTGGGCTGGTCACTGGAAGCCGAAGTGCGTCGGCAAGCCGCAGGTGATCGCCGCCGAAGGCATCTCGCACAAGCTGAAGGACTGCTGGGAGGCCAAGGTCGAACCCGGCACCAAGCTGGTGGAGTTCAAGTCCTCCGTGAAACTTCCCGCCCAGCCCGCGTTTGACAGCATGGGCATGGACCTTCCGGGCCGGGACGCAAACGCACTGGTGGCGATGGTGACGCAGTTCACGCAGTCGCACGGCCGCCCCCCGGTGGTGTGCGAGGTGGGCTCCTGGGCTGGCAAGTCGGCCGTAATCATGGCCAAGGCCGGGGCCAAGGAAGTCCTCTGCATCGATACGTGGGAAGGCTCTGGGAACGACGAAGGGTGCAAGGCATACGACGGTTCCCGCGGCACGCCCATCCAAGTGTTCCTCCGCAACACGCAGGGGCTTCCGATCCAGGCATGCTGTGCCCGTTCGCCGGAAGCCGCCGAGCGGTTCAAGGACGGTGAGTTCGACATCGTCTACATCGATGCCGAGCATGACTACGAATCCGTGAAGGCTGACATCGAAGCGTGGAAGCCCAAGGCCAAGCACATCTTGGCGGGCCATGATTACCATTCCTTCCCCGACGTTCAGCGGGCTGTGAAGGACTGCGGGATTACCCCGCATGTCGAAGGCAACGTGTGGATGACGAGTGTCGGAGCCTGAGAAAGTCTGCATAGAGTGCGGGCTAGCGTGGCCCGCCACCACGGCTCACTTCCACAAGTCCAAGGATGGATTCCACGCCCGCTGTCGCAAGTGCCGGAACAAGAAGATCCGGGGTGACCGCAAGGGGAAGCGGAACAAGAAGCTAGACGAGATTGAGAAGGGCGCCGTCAAGCACTTCGTTGCCGCGGCCCGCGTGGGTGGAGCGACCATCCCGCACTCCTCGGAACTCCTAGAAGTTCTGATGGAGTATTTCGGCGGCACCCGCGGGTTCGCCAATCTCTTTATGAAGCAGTTCTACGATGCGCCGGTCGGCGGTGCGTTCAGGACCAAGATGCTGGACACCGTGGTCCGGCTAGTGAAGGACAACACGGCCATGGGCGGAGCCAAGAAGCCCTTGGAGCTGATGACTGAGGAAGAGTTGGAAGCCGAGCTGCGGCGGCAGGTGATCGAAGCGGCCATGCAGATGAAACACATTGAGGTCGTAGATGAAGTGCGAGGATTGCCGCTGGTGGATTCCAGTGGAGGAAGAGATGCAGGGGGAGTGTCACCGGTATCCGCCGACGCTCCTCGGGCAGAGGGGTTGGGATCGCTCCCCCGAGACGATGCCCACTGATTTCTGTGGCGAATATGAAGAAACACCCCCGCCAAATTCAGCCGCCCCAAACTCCTGACGAGCCGCTGGGGGATATGACCCAGCACCAGCTCGGCCAGCTCAAGGACGTTCAGGTCGCTCTCACGGAGCGGCGGCTGGAGGCCCTGCGGCTGTATGAGCCCATGCCTCACCAGGACGAGTTCCATCGCTGCACGGCGTCGGAGCGCATCGTTCTGGGGGGTAACCGCGGCGGCAAGACGCTGGCGGTTGCAGTGGAAGCCGCCCGCGCGGCTACGGGCCAGGATCCCTACGGCAAGTACCCAAAGGAAGGCGGCAACCTCGCCATCATCGGCCGGAACTGGCCCCACATTGGATTGGTAATTTATCCCATCCTCCTAAAAGCCGGGGCGTTTCGGATCATCAAGGACGAGAAGACTGGCCAATGGAGATCGATCCGCCAGGGCGATGACAAGAGCAAGAGCAAGCCCGCGCCTCCGCTGATCCCGCCGCGGCTGGTGAAGGATGTGTCTTGGGTGCTGAAGAACGCTGGGTATCTCAACAAGCTGGAACTCACCAACGGCTGGACGATCTGGTGCTTCTCGTCGGAGGGAGAGCCTCCGCAAGGCTATCAGGCCGACCTTATTTGGATTGACGAGGACGTAACGAATGAGGCTTTCGTCGGTGAGTCTCAAGCGCGGCTCGCAGATCGCAAGGGCCGTTTTGTGTGGTCGGCCATGCCGTGGAGCCGGAATGATGCGCTCTTGGGTCTATGCGAGCGGGCCGACCGCGCAGTGGAGGAGGGGCAAGAACTTCCAATCATCAAGAAGTTCACGTTCCGGTTTTTGGATAACGCTTTTATCGATTCGGAAGAAAAGCGAAAGAACATAGAGCGGTGGAGTGCGCTGGGGGCCGACGAGGTCCGAATGCGTGCCGAGGGTGAGTTCACCACCGAATCCACGCTCATGTACCCGACGTTCAATCGCAGCGTGCATATCCTGCCGCGGGCGGAGCTAAAGGACGGGATCATCCCGCCGGACTGGACACGGTACGTGGCGATTGACCCGGGCCACGCAGTCATGGCCACCATCTTCGCCGCCGTGCCACCGCATGAGCGGTTCATGCTGATCTACGACGAACTGTACATCCGGAACTGCAACGCGCTGATCTGGGGCGAGCAGTTCTATGAGAAGGTCCGCGAGCAGCACATCCACGCAGCGATCATGGATATGCACGGCGGCCTCCTCCGCGACCTGGGCTCGGGCCGACTGCCGCATGAGCTGTATTCGGAAGAACTGAAGAAGCGGAAGATCCGCTTCACCATCGGCGGGCACGGATTCATTCCTGGCTCCGATGACATCCCCGCCAGAACGGCCATCGTCCGGCAGCTCCTGCACATCCAAGGCGACGGGACAACCCGGCTCAAGATTCTGGAGGGCTCCTGCCCCAACCTGCTGCGGGAGCTGAAGCGGTATCGCAAGAAGACAACGACGGTCAACGGGCAGGTGTTCGTCACCGACCAGCCGCAGACCCGAGGCGAGGTCCACGCTTGTCAGTCGCTTGAGTACCTCTGTGCCTACGAACCCAAGTACCACGCCCCACCGCGGACTTACGGTCCCGATCCTTGGTGGGTGAAGTGGCTGTCGGAGCGCAAGCGCCGTCAGCGGGAGTCCACCGACCCCCACATCAACCTCGGGCCCAGCAGGAGATTGCCGTGAGTTCCTACGACATGCCCAAGGCTGACCTGGGCGACATTGTGCTGTTCTACGCCCATGAAGGGGCCACCCCGGTCCCGGCGATTGTGTCCGTGGTCGCCTCTCGCACGCTCACCCTCTGGGCGATTGCGGGCGAACTGGGCGGCGTGGTGAAGCCCTCGGTCCACCACCTGACCGACCCGGGGGTCAACGACTTCCCCGATTGGAAGCGGTATGGCTACTGGGAACACAAGCCCAAGGATCCGACGATCTCCATTCTGAGCGAGAAACTCAGCCTGTTGGACAAGAAAGTGTCCGCTACAGCCCCGAAAAAGGCTTGACCGGACACTAGTCGGTAGGAGAACTCCATGGCTGACGAGAACCCGCTGCGCCCCATTTGCAAGCGCTGGCTTGAGTGCATCAAGCAGGCCGAGAAGTACAAGAAGCCTTTCTCCGAGGACGCCGCGGAAGCCATGGGGTTCTTTGCCGGTGACCCCGACTTTATGTGGAAGGATTCCTACGCTCGCGGTGAGCGGGGATACATCAAGGGCATGGACCCGCCCCCGTTCCGCATGATGGTCAACCGTGTGTGGGAGGCTGTTCGTCTCTTCACGGCAGTCATCCACCACCGCAACCCGACGCGGACGGTGTCGCCCAAGGACTACCCCATCCTGGGCCCGCAGCTTCTGGGAATCTTCCCCCAGCCGCCAGTCCCGCAGATGGGGCCGGATGGCCTGCCTGTCATGGGCCCAGACGGCCAGCCGGTGATGATGCCCGATCCGGGGATGATGCAGTACCAGCAGATGCTCCAGCAGCAGCAGATGATGCTGGAGCGCCGCAAGGTGGTTGCCAAGCTCTTGGAGGACTACCTCAACTACACGCCCAACGAACTCAACCTCAAGCAGCACTCACGCAAGGTGGTGGAGGAGGCGTTTATCAAGGGCGCGGGTGTGTGGTGGCATGAGCTGTACACACCTCCCGGCGGCACGGTGAAGATGGCCGGGTCGTTCTACGACACCATCGACAATCTTGTCTGGGATCCGGACGCCGACGAGTTTGAGGACATCCGCTGGGCCGCGCGCCGCCGATGCCAGCCCATCGACGAAGTGGCCGCCAAGTTCGGGGTGTCTCGGGAAGAGCTGAAGGGCGGTATCGAATCCTACTCCCGGCAAGCCGATGTCTCCGACCGCGGCTATCAGCATGAGAAGAAGACCGGGAAGACGAACGACCTGATCGTCTACTGGGAGATTTATTCCAAGACCGGCTTTGGCGACAGGCTCAAGGACGCCGGCCAAGACCTGCGGGGCAAGTTCGACGCCCTCGGGCCCAACTGCTACATCGTCGTTGCCGAGGGTGTGGATTTCCCGCTCAACATTCCTCCGGCGATGATGCAGGAGGAGGTCGATGAGTCCGGCATCCCCCCTACCCTGTTCATGGCTGCCCAGTGGCCGATCCCATTCTGGGCCGAGCCGAGCGGCTGGCCGTTCACGCCGCTGGTGTGGCACGGCAAGCCGGGCTACTCCTGGCCGATCTCGCTGATCCGCCCTGGCATCGGGGAATTGCGATTCATCAACTGGGCGATGTCGTTCCTCGCCACCCGCATTGCCACCTCCAGCCAGACGCTCATCGGTGTGGCCAAGCATGCCGACCCGGATCTCAAGGCCAAGATCCTGGAGAAGAACGAGGGCGGGTTCAACATCGTTGAAATCTCCGAGGCTGTCGGGCGGTCGGTGAACGATGTGATCTCGGTCTTCCAGATGCCTGGGGTCACCCAGGACATGTACCAGATCATTGCCGAGGTGACGAACCTGTTCGACCGCCGCGTCGGTTTGACCGAGTTAATTTACGGCATGACCAGGGCGAGTTTCAGAAGTGCCGCTGAAGCCGCCGTGAAGTCGGAGCAGATCAGCGTCCGGCCTGACGATTACGCTTCGATTCTGGAGGACGCGCTGTCCGAGGTCGCTCGCAAGGAAGCGCTCCTC